ATGCCGTCTAGCCGGGTCTTTTTTGTCGGGTCCGGATTCTGTATTTCGACTGATTTCATGCTGCCTCCGTAGTGGTGAGCGGTTGCTCACCGTTTCAGGGCACGCGGGTTATAGAATTGCGGCAGGCGTGTTCGCGTGCTTTGCTCACGCATCCGCTCAGGCTCCGCGAGACGTTAGCGCGTCCCGTGGAGCCGCGTTCATGCTCTCTCCCTGGCGCCACAATATTCAAACTCACTCATCCTCGCCTTGCTCGCCAGCGTCGCGATCGGCGCGCAGTTCATCGAGTACGTAAAACAGACGGCGCGCGCTGATGTACGTTTTTTTTGAGTCGCGCAGATGCGGTGTGCGCGATTTCTTCACCAGCTCGTCAATGACCTTGCGGCTTGCCTTCTCGCCGAGTTCAACCTTGATGATACGGATAGCTTCATCCTGGTCAATTCCCGGCAACGTGTAAACGCCGTACAGCCGCGAATTCCACTGCTCCAACTCGATAGAGTGCATCGTGAGAAAGCGCTCGATCTCGTGCGAACCTATAAACAGCAGGCCCCAATATGGAGGCTCGTCGAGCAGCTCGCGAACCGTTTCCATGCAATCCACGCTAAGAAGCTGGGCCTCGTCGAATACGATCAGAACGGAGCGCGTGCCGAATGCAAACCGCAACTGGCGCAACACGCCAGCGGTGTCGCCTTCGGCTCTGACGGCCGCAGCTTGCGCAATAGCCTTCAGTAGTTGTAGAGGCCGCATATTCGGACGGCAGCGCACGCGATAGGCCCGCCTGCCGACGCCGTTCTTCGCCAGCTCACGGCGGTTTAGATCGGCGATCAGGTACTTGGCGAGGTATGTTTTCTGTGTGCCTGGATCGCCCTGTACGCAGTAGGCGCGTCGCTGGCTAAGCGCCGAATAGAACACTCGCCGCATGATGTCGTAGTTCCTCGTGCGATGCAGCGTGGCCACCTGATCACTCTCGGGAAGCAGCGGATGCAACGCCATGAACTGTTCTAGGTCCCGCCGAATCAGCAGGTCAGTCTCGCTGATGAGCGAATAGCGATCGTCCAAAAAGTAACGGACTGCATTCGGTGAACGGCTACAGACGCGCGCGAAAGCCGCAACCGTCAAGCCGCTGCGCGCCATATAGTCGCTCAGTTTCGAGCGCGTCACATCAGCAGTCGGCAATGAGTTTTCCAACTGTTGCCGGAAGTCCTCGTTAAGCCTCATGCATCCTCCTCCTGATCTTTCATCAGCGAACGGACCCTGGAGACAACGTCGTCGATATACGGAGGGCACGCGGAATTGCCAGCCACAGCAACCGCAGCGAGCGCACGCGGCGAACTTGCCGATTGCGTTGGGAATACCGAACCTTCAAGCAATGGCGGCGAGCCAGCGCGCCGCAGGAGCAGCTCGCGTTCGGTGGGAACGCCGCGACTCCGGAATTCTATATATGCCTTGAGAACCTTCAGAACTTGTCGGCGTTCACGGAGCGAATTGCGTATGTCCTCGCGTGCGGTCGGGCCATGCGCGACGAGCTTTTGCGCGTATAAGTATCCAAGCAGCCGGCCTTCCATGTCGTACGCCACAGCCTGGCCAAGGTCTGAAGGATCGCAACGCACAAGGACGTCCTGCCCGATGGCTAGATGCAGCGCCGCGGCCGAGCTCTGGTCCATTGGTTCGTACCGCTCGCTATAAAGTTCGACGCATCCGCCGCGCAGGATCTTCCGCTGATGCTGATCCCAGAACAGCGATGAGAGCTCTTCCATGTCTGGAAGTCGGCGGTCGCGCTCCGGGCACGCGGTCTCATAAACTTCGTTCGGGGACTTGCCATTCATCCCGCGTCCGCTGTGCGGTTTTTTGTTGTACTCAGCAATCCACTGCTCCGCGGCCACGAGAAAATCAGAAGCGCAGCCCAACGGTGTCCAGGGCTGCTTGTGAGCCAGGAATGCCTTGTGTAGACGTAGTTGCTCATCGCATTCTTCGGGGCGAAGTGCGGGCTTGCGGCCGGCATAGGAATTGCCGTAAATAAGGTCGAAGCGCTTGGACTGACCAGAGAAGAATGACTCTACCAGCTTCGATTGAGGGTGTGCAGGGATGCAGTACTGCAACTTTACCCCGAGCCTGACCAGCAAGCCGCTGGCTTCGTTTGAGATCTCCGCGCGCCGCCCGATCTTTTTATAATCCTTCCCATTGTCCACATAGAAGGTCTCGGGAACACCGTACTGCGAAATTGCCATATGCAGAGCGGAGGAAATTGAATCAGAGGAGGGGTTCGCGCAGAACGCCCATCCAACGGCCTTGCGGCTGCGCATGTCTAGGATCATCGTGTGCCAAACCCGCAACGCCATCATCGGCCGTTCGTGGGGAAAACAATCGTTGTAAACCCATACGTCGTACTTGCGATGATCACTGACCCAGACCCCGTTGACTCGGACAGAATCGAAGTCGCGTTCGAGATAGCCCTCGATTTTGCGGTTGTAGCCGCGCGCACCTTCGCGCCCGACAACAACGAAGGGCTTGCCGAGTGACTGCAGGTAACTGCGCACCGCGTGATAACTGGCGGCATCGCCTGGCCATCCGCGTGCATACCATTCGCGCTCTAGCGATTCGTGGCAAAGCGTGATTGAGAGACGCTCTCCGAGGTACTTCGCATCAAGCCATTTTTTCGCGTCGGCACTGAGGCGCCGGCTGCTGCCCTGATCACTGCGAACCTCGCGACAGAGGCCAGCGAGGCCGCGCTCGCGATAGCGTTTGTACCACTTCCAAATGGTTCCACGGCTTACAGCGGGCTCCTGATGACGCCCAAGCCAGGCGGCAAGCTGATCGCTGCTGGCGAACGCTGTGTCGTCGTCGTCCAAAAACATCGGGCGCTTACTGCCCTGCAGCCACTCAATCAGCGGGGTGATCGCCTTGAGGCGGTACTTTACTTCTGGTTCCTGCTTCGTTGGAACGATCACGCGCTCGCCGCCGATCGGCGCGGCTACAGCAAAAAGCGACTCCTGCTTCGCTTTTGCTGTGCGCAAATCCGACCTGGAAGCGGGCGCGATCGTCGTTGTCTCGGACTGGTGCGCGAGCTGTAACCCGTAGTCGCGAATCTTCTCGGGTGCGAGAACATCGGCAGGTATTGAATAAAGATCGTACACGCGGCGGGCGCGTCCGCGGCGGCGCTCGCCTTCAACAGTCTTCGACCGCAGTTCGGGAGTTCTCTGGCGAAGTGTGCGCTCACTCCATCCGGTGAGCCTTATCACGTCATTCGCTGGAGCCCACAATGCGTTCGCGTTCGTCATATGCTTTCGTGCGCCCGCTCAGTTGCGGCTGCGCGCTCTCCGCCTTCGTCCTGACTTTGACAATGACTTCACGAAATCCCGCACCGTCGATTCGCAGGGCGCCTGGTCCTGCAATTCACGGCACAAAGCGCGGTAGATTGCTCGCACCGGCGTCTTTTCGGTAAGGTATTTTTGTTGGACAAATTCCGCTACAGCAGGGTGCTTCGCAAAGTACCGAAACTTCCCGCGGTCTGCGCGTGTATGGGCGAGCCTTGCGTAGCCGGCGTCTTGAAAGTTGCTGTACCAGCGCCACGCGGTTCTAACACCAATTCCTCGCTGCTGCGCGATGCGCTCCGCTAACTGGCCCAAGGAGGCAACAGTGGTGCCGTCTGCCAGGCAAAGCACATAGTCTCGATCTGCCCGCCGACAGCGTGCAAACTCCAGCATCGCTGCGATTGCCAGCAGTCGTTCGGGCGCACCGCGCGATCGGCGGCGGTTTGCGGTCGCAGGAATGCCGAAGATGGGGTGCGGCTGCGTCACAGTGCTCTCTCCTGAAGGACCAGCCGGCCGCGCAAGGCTTGCGCTTCGCGAGCCTGTTGTGCGGCGGTAATTTCATGTTCGACAATCTCGATTAGCGCGAGAATCTGCGGCGTGAGCAGCAAGCGCAGCAGGCGATCATCCCCCGTAGCCTTGCAAAATGCTGGAATGAACGCGGCTGGAAACCGCGCTGCTTCTTTGCTCGGAGCAGCATAGCCGTTCAGCATCTGTTTGGTGATCTTTCGCCCTGTAATTGCGCTCATCTCGTCGGCGATCTGATCGCGGCTCTTAGAGCAGCGACGGAGCGCCTCAGCGAACACTGTCCGAACCGTCAAATCGTAGTCAGCACTGTTCGCGTCGGTGCGACTGCAGGGAAGCCGCGGGCCTGTCGTGAGCCCGGAGGGTGCCAAAACATGCACTGTTTTTTTCATATACGCTCCGCCCTCGCCGGTGTATCTTAAGCGCTACGATAAGCGAACGATACATCGTATCGCTTACGATATGTTACGTTGGTGATACATGTCAAGAAAAAAGACATCCGTTACGGCGGCCACCGATACCTCCAAAATAATTTCGGAAGCGGCACGTCCAGAAGCCGCCGGAAACATTCGAGAGTTAAGAAGTGCACTCGGCCTAAGTCAGCAGAAATTTGCCGAAAAACTCGGCATGGAGAACGGACGGGTCACGGTAGCTCGCTGGGAAAGTGGAGAATTTCAACCGACCGCAGACAAGTACATTCAGCTCGCAAAACTCGCCAAAACAAAAGCGCCGCGCATCGCCCTCTGGTTTTGGGAAAAGGTGGGCATAGACATTGCAACCCTATCGGGGTTATTCCCGGAGCTCGAAAGGCTCACAAAAGAAGCCGAAAAACGCCTTGAAGACGCCGTGTCGACTAAGGACAGTATCAGCCTCCCGATCCTTCAAGGAATATGGGCTGGCACCCATCAGAAGGCGCTTAACCGAATGAGGGCCCCGCTCTTGGCAACTCGTGCAGAGGTGGAAAAATGGGTGATGGTGCCGAAAGAGTTTGTACCAAATCCTACAATGACCTGCTGTTTGCGTGCGCCCGATCTCGCCATGCTTTTCACATATTCAAGTGACGGAATAATAGTGGTAGATTCTTCGCCATCGGCCACCCCAGCGATTGGGGATTATTCCGCTCTGTCAAGGTTAAACGGACTAGTAGTGGCAGCTCACTTCGTTTCACGCGACAAGAACAACCTCCTACGCCGTGGACTACATTTGCGGAGACTGTATGCCAAGAATCGGCCGTCTATTTTGTTCGAAGGTGACATGAGGAACTCCCAAAACTGGAGCAGTAGGGACGAGAATGACCCAGTAATAGCTGACGTGATCGAGCAAGGTCGCACGCGCGTTATCAGCGACAACGGGGAGTGGTGCATCCTCGGGGTTGCCACCTGCTGGTTCGGTTCATCTAAGGCTGGGCTGAGTTTTTTAGGCGCGGGGATGGCTGACTAGCATTTTTTGATGATCTCGACAAGTTAGTACGAGGGAAAGAATCTAAGTGGTAACTAGAAAAGTTGGGGGTAGGACGCGCCGGGGCAAAAGTAGGCCTTACCCCACGCGGAAAGTTTTCCGATGGCCAGGAGGTACCGTGTGAGGCCTCACACGGCCATCTAGACGCAAGATTTTTTCCGGTTAGACCAGGCCGAGAGCTAAATGGGATTTTTGAGTGAAAAGTTTCCGCCATTGCTTCTTCATCGCTAGACGGGGAGAATTTCGAGTCGGCAATTCATCCAGCCGGCCGATCTGCTCCCCATTTTTGCCTGGTCAACATGGTGGGAGCAGGGAATTGTCAAGCACTGAGCGGCAGAGAAAGGTGTGACCATGAGAGGATACGGCCAGAAATACATCCGCGGAGGACAAGGAACAGGCGATAAGCTGCAGCAGTCTATGGATGCGACGTTTGGCATTCGGGAAGCGCTTGCAGCCGGAGCGAAGCCGTTCATCTATCGAGGGCGCCCTTCGCTCTCGCAGGCATACGCAGCCATCAGTGGAGACAGCGAGCTTCGATACCTCGGTTATGGAGGCATGTTCGGCCGGGTGCGCGAAGCTGCTGACAACGTCTCCAGCGGGGACTATCCCGCGATCCTGCTGAATTCAATGACCAAGCGGCTCATCCAGGACTACGCCGAAGTTCCAATGGGCGGCGTCGAGCGCCTCTTTGTGACCACGCAAGCGAACGACTATAAGACCCAACATCGGGTTCGCCTCGGCTACCTTGGCGATCTGGCGGATGTGTCCGAGGGCGGTGTCTATCAGGAATTCACGAAGCCCACTGATGATCTGATTTCTTTCCCGGTGACGAAGCGCGGCAACCTGCTTTCCATCACGGAAGAGACGATCCTCAATGACGACCTCGGGAAGATCACCGGGTTTACTTCCCGGATGGCTCGCGCTGCGCGGCGCACGCTCAAGCAGTTCGTCACCAATTTCTTCGTCCACAATCCGAACTATGATCCGGACGCCACGGCCTGGTTTCATGCGGCCCACGACAATCTGTTCGCCAACGCACTGAGTCCGGACGCGCTGACCGCCGCGCGTGCTGCCTTAAAGCAGCAAACTGAAAAAGACTCGAACAAGCCGCTGGCACTGCCATTGCAGTGGATTATGTTTCATCCCGATCTGTGGAGTACAGCGCGCGCCATAAACCAGACGGACAAGTGGCCGACTGGTCCCGGAACGTTCACCGCCAATCCGTGGTATCGCATGTTTGGCGACAACGACGAAGGTCTGATCGAGAATGAGCTGCTCACAGACACCAACGACTGGTACTACGGCTGCTGGCCGTCAGAGTGCCCATGCGTTGAAGTCGCGTTCCTCAGCGGCTACGAGCAGCCTCAGATGTTCTTCAACAGAGATCCATCGAGCGGCTCTATGCCCTTTGTAAAGGACGAACTCCAGTACAAGGTGAAACACCCGTACGGCGGGGATGTGCTGGACTTCCGCGGCGTCGGCATGAGTGCCGTTGCTTGATTGCAATAGACGGATTAAATAATAAATTCGGAGGAGCGCAGTGAAGCTGCAGGAAATCGAAAGCGAACTAAGTCGGCTCCAAACCAGGCTGGGGCAGTTGCGGGAAGAGAGTGCTGGGCGCGCAAGCCAGCTTTCTGAAGCGGAGGATGAGCGCCAGAAATGCGTTTTGGCCGCGAGGATCGATGGCGATCCAAGCGCCCAGAAAAGGCTACGGGAGCTTGAACGGATAACCGATTCCGCGCGCAGGGCGATTGCCGATGACAATGAGGCCATCACCGAAATCGGGCGACGGCTCGATGTTTTCCGGGAGCAGCGCCGCACTGCCAAAATCGAAGAGAAGCGTTCGAAGATTCAAAGAATTATCAACTTGCGGCTTGATTTGGGGCCTGAACGACAGCTAGCCCTCCTGGTGGAAGAGCTGGCAAAAAGAGCTCGCGCAATTCTGGCGGAAAACAGGTGCCTTGTATCCGAACTGGATGCTTTTGATGAACTAACGTCTCCGGGATCGAGGGGGAGGGGCGCACATGGCCTGGAAGTTCGTTCAGCCGCGTGCCACATACTTTTAGCGCTAAAGGATATCGAGCAGCTTGATTTGTGCCGTATCGAATCCGATCTTTTGAGAGACGCTCTTAACGCTGTGAATTCCGCTAGGTCTTCGGCGGAAGCGTGATTTTGGTGATCGCAAATGGGCGGCTATAGCGCAAAAATCGAACTATCAACGGACCTGACCGCTCTGCAAAGCAGCATGAACGGCGCTGCCGCAACCGTGCAGGGCGCTGCCGACAAGATGGTCGCCTCCGGGAAACTGGCGCAGACGGCCTGGGAGCGCGTCGCGCAAGCCTCCCTGGCTCACGCGCAGGCACAGTCGCTGGTTAAGGCGGCAACCGCGGCTGCCACGGCAGAGAGCACCAAGGGCGCGGAAGCGATGCAGTTGCTGGCATCGTCTCAGAAGCTCGCATCGCGCACCGCCGCCGAGCTGGCAGCGGCACAAAAAGCAACGCAGGTAGCCACGCAGGAAACCACCAGCAAAATGAACGAGGGCAAGGCCGCGGCTGCCTTGCTCGGCGAAGAGACCGGAATCCGGTTGAATCGCCATCTGCGCAGCGTGGCCGCCAGCAGCACGCTACTGGGACCGCTGCTGAAGGCCGCGTTTCCCGTAGCCGTGGCGCTCGGCTTTGTGGAAGCACTCTCGGTAATTCCGGAGCACTTCCAGAAAATCATCGACGCGATGTCGGGCTGGAACGAAGCCGCGCGCAAGAGCTTCGAATCGCAGATCGCCGCCAACAATATCTATTTGGAGTCGCTCGACAAACAGCGCACCAAGCGCGCCGAGATCGAAGCGATGGGCACAACCGGCCAAGCAAAAATCCACGCCGAACAGGTGGTCACCAACACCGAACTCGACGCGGAGATTGCTAAGCGCGGCCGCCAGGCGAGTCAGTTAAGAGAAATCAATCAAATTCTCGAATCGCGCAAGGCCTCCACAACCGAGGCTCCCCTCGCGGGCCAGCCATTAACCGACTCGGGAGAATCCGGCACACTCACGCCCAGGCGCGCACTGCCGCCGCAATTCACCAGTGATAAAGAAGCGCAGGCTCACGCCGACGAACTGGTGAAGCTGGTTGCCGAAAGCGACGCGAAAATAGCACAGCTTCGACTTACCTCCGGGCAAGGCACCGCAAAACAACTGACGGTCGAGGCGGCAACCGAGGCGCGCGCCCAGACCGAAGCACAGATTAAAGCGACAAAGGATCAGGCAGAGGCTCACGCCGAATTCGTCAGGAAAAATGCCGAGCTTGATTTTCAGATGGGGAAGATCACGCTGGCGATGGAAGTCCAGGCCTTCCGTGATGCCAACAATCAAAAGCTCGCCGCTGAAATTGCCTATCTCGAAGGCCGCAAACGGCTGGAGCTGCAACATGCGAAGGACACTCCCGGCTACCAGGCCGGACCGCACATCACCGTATTAAATACTCAGGAGACTATTGCACGCGAACGGGCACGCACCGATCAGAGAGCCATCGATGCGAAGTTTTTCCAGGATCAATACGAGGCGCAGAAGCAGGCCTTCGAAAACCAAATTGCTGCGGCCAAGCCTGCATCGCAGCAGCGCGTGCAGCTCGAACAGCAGCTCTCCGATTATGTGCGCTCAGTGTGGGACGCGGACTCCAAACAATATCGCGAGATCGTCAGGCAGCGGGCCGAAGCCGAGCGCGAGTGGGCACAGGCGCAAAAGTTGGCCATGCAGGAGGCCTCGCGCGCCACCGATGAGTATTTGCGTAAGCGCGCCGAACTCCAGGCGCAGGGCGCCTATGAGCAGAATGCCGGCCAACTGAAGACGCAAGAGATTGCAATTCGCGGCCAGGCGCAGGCGGGCGCCCTCAGCCCCACCACGGAACTCACGCAGATGGCCGCCATTCATCAGCGTGAAGTTGCCATGGACCTCACGGCCAACCAGGAGAAGCTGCAGGCACTGGCCGATTACATCGCCAAGCGCCGCGCGCTGCTCGCCGATCTGGGAGGACTCGACAGCCAGGACCCGGAGGCGCGCAAGCTCGTTCAGGATATCCAGACGGCCAACCTGCAGACCCAGCAGCTTGAAAATCAGCGCATACAGATCCAGCAGAAGGCCGCGCAGACCGCGATGCAGGATGAGAACAACATCCTCAAGCAGCGCGAGCAGGCGTGGAAGGAATTCAGCCAAAGCATTGCCCATGATGCCACAACGGGCTTGAATCCCTGGATCGAGCGCCACAAAACCATTGGCCAAGCTGCGGCCCAGACCTGGAACTCGATCGCGATGAGCGCCATCACAGCAATCGAGAAGATGGGTGAACGCTGGGTCATGCAGCATCTCCTCATGGCGGCGGCCCACAAAATTTTCAAGGCCCAGGAAGTAGCGACCGATGTAGCCGCAAACGCCGCAAAGACCGCGGTGACCTCTGCTACCAACGTTGCGGCGGCCACGAGCAATGCCGCTGTTGCCGCCACCGCTGCAGGCGCGGCCGTCGCGGGAATCCCAATTATTGGTCCAGCGCTCGTAGCACCTACTATGGCGGCGACTCTAGCACAGGAAATGACCTTCACGGCAGGGGCAGCTTTCGAGCTTGGCGGCGTCGTTCCAAAGACGCAGGTGGCACTCGTGCATGGCGGCGAACGCGTGCTGACACCATCGCAGAACAATACCTTCGAGCGCATGGTTGAACGAGGCGGCGGTGGCCACACCTTCAACTTCCCCACGCACATCGGCTCCATGCAGGGTCTCGATGGCGCCTCTGTGCGCTCCATGCTGGAAGAGCACGGCGACCTGGTCGGGCGCATCGCCGTCGCTGCCGTGCAGCGGCACATGCGCAGAAATGGGGTGTGACGATGAGCGACGCGGCTGGAAAACAAATTTCGATGAAGTGCAGCATTGCCGGGCACAAAGTTGATCTTAGGCCGCTGAACCTGACAGATCGAGAGCGAGTGCGAGACCTCACTCTTCGAATGATGATCCGGCAAGACGAGCTACCATTTCGGGACGTGATCGCAGGCGTTCCAGTGCCGGCTGACCTCGCTGCCGAGGCGTCGGAATTGTTTATTCGTGCCGCTGGTTTCCCGTTTACCGATTTGACTCCTCAGTTCAATACCGAGGTGTGGGGGGCTGTGCTGACCGCTGCCGGCTTCGAGAAACTGCCAGATGGAAGGTTCAACATGTTAGGGGGGACGGGTATTTGCTAACCCGCAATTCGAATTCGGCATGGCTTACAGAGCACAGACAGCAAGGACGCAGCCGCAGAATCATGGGAGCCCGATGAATAGGCCCCAGCGCACAACTTCAAAGCGGTGCAACCGTGTTGCCTCCACGACTGATGATCATCAGGATGTCAAAATTGCTGGCGAGATTTTCATTCGCCGCGACGATGTTGGGCGCCTTGTTGCCGGCGTCCGTCGCCTGAGGAAGCTCACAAAAGGTATTTCAGATGCCGAGCTCGAACGCTGGTATCACATCGTTGCCCGGTTTGAACGGAATGGATTGGAGGCGCAGCAGCAGTTTGCGCGGCCGGACGTGCTGACATACCTCGCTGCGGTTCTGCTCCGCAAGGGGTCCTCCTGATGCGGATTACAGTCAGCGGCGTGCAGGAAATGTCGGAGGCTCTATTGGCGGCCATCGAGAGCGGCGTGCGCAACGGGCTGGAGACAATTGGCAATCGCGGCCACGGCCTGGTAGTGGAAGGCGCCCCGGTGGGCGCCACAACTAATCTGGCACACACGGTGTTTGCATACCTAGAAGACGACGGTGCGGCGCTGACCGAGATCATCACCAACGGACCGCCTGCAGATGTTTACGGGGCGCCAGTCGAGTTTGGCGCGCGGCCTCACTTTCCACCGTGGGAGGCGCTAATTCCGTGGGTGAAAAATAAGATACCAGGCGCGGCCTCGGACGATCAGGCTGCACGTAGCATTGCCTTTGTTATTGCGCGCAAGATTGCGCGGAGCGGGACACAGGGCGCATTCATGTATAGGGATGCAATGCAGATACTGGAGCAAGAGGCATCGGGCATTCTGGAGCGCGCGATTGCGGAGTCCTGTGCGGCTGCGGGTTTTTAGCTGAGCGATGCCATAGGCGCGAGATTTTATTGAGGCAGGCTGGGAGTTTCACTTTACTGAGCACTCAGGTTGCCAAACAGAAGTAGCTGAGTTTCCAGACGGCATTTCGGAGCAGTGTTCCGGAAGCCGCTGTGGTGTCTCTGGCCCCTGGTGGTCTCGCCCTACTCTAGTTTAATTCGCAAATACTCTCGTTTATTTCGCAACTTACTCTCATATAATTCGGCGAGCCTTAGTA